GCAGACCTTGATAATTTATCTGGTTGTCAATCTGGAGCTTCTGCTGCTTTAGCTGCCTTAACCTCGACAGAGGTGGCGATCTTGGATGGAGCAACGGTAAGTACTTCTGAATTAAATATCATGGATGGTGATACATCTGCGACTTCTACAACTTTAGCGGCAGCAGATCGTATGGTTATGAATGATGCTGGGACGATGAAACAAGTTGCATTATCTGATCTTGTTACATTTTTAGAAGATGAAAGTGCCTCTAGTTTTAACATAGATGGCGGTTCATATTAAATTTAGGAGGTAACGGCTCATGGCAAATCAAATAAGATTAAAGAGAGCAAGCGGTAGCGATCCAAGTGCCAGTGATCTTGTCACAGGTGAATTAGCTGTAAGAACAGATACAGCAAAATTATTTACAAAGAAAGATGATAATTCTATTGCAGAAATAGGTGCAAGTGCAACTGTAGCTGATGGATCAATAACGTCTGCCAAGATAGCTGATGGAGCTATTGTTAATGCTGACGTAAACGCAAGTGCAGGTATAGCAGGAAGTAAAGTTGATCCTGATTTTGGATCACAAAATATAGTAACGACAGGTAATCTCTCTGTAGCTCGTATCAATCCAACTGCACCAGTAACATTACCTGACAGTGTTGAACTTCGTTTTGGCACTGGTGAAGACTTAGAGTTAGTGCATACAGGTGGAGATAATTTTATAAATAATAAAACTGCCACTGGTAGTGTAAGAATCCAAACTAATGGTTCAGATAGCATAGTTATAAATACAGATGGTCATATTGATTTAAAGACTAACGTTGATTGCGAGGCTGGTATTGATGTGACAGGAGATATCACAGTTTCAGGCACAGTTGATGGAGTAGATATTGCAGCTTTAAATACAACTGTAAGTGGCAAGATAAGTGATGTTGTAGATGATACATCTCCGCAGTTGGGTGGAGATTTGGATCTACAAGCATTTGAGTTAAACACTTCAACATCAAATGGAAACTTAAAATTAAATCCGAATGGAACTGGTTCTGTAGAAATAAAAGGTGATGGCAGTAGTACGAATGGAAAATTACAGCTTAACTGTTCACAAAATTCTCATGGTGTAAAACTGGAATCCCCTGATCATTCTGCAAGTCAGTCCTATACAATAAAATTACCTGACAATCAGATTGCTGCTGATAAGTTTTTAAAAGTTAAAAGTATAAGCGGATCAGGTTCAACTGCTATAGGTCAACTTGAATTTGCCGATGGTGGTGGAGGTGTTACATCATTCAATGCCAATGGTTTAGGTTCGAACCGCAGATATGCAGGGCTAATCAGTACTTCTTCGGGGTCAAACATTACTCTTGACACCACTACACTTTATTATCTACCGTTTATTATCTTTGAAGACTGCCAAATTGATGGGGTAAGCATTGTTATAGAGGGTGGTACTGGCAATTCGGGTGATTTAGCTCAAATTGCCATTTACGGTCCTGTACCAAAAGATTTAAATAACGTACCGAAAATTGCTACCACTAGCACGTTTGCTGTCGATTCGGGATACGCTCAAACTGTAGCGATTACATCCACAACTTGTACGGCTGGCGTTTATCTTTATTGTGTTACAGCTAACACTGCTAGCCTCAATATGAGATCTTATGAAAGTCAAAGCCCATTTATGAATTATATGGTCGGGACTAGTCAAAATACTCCCGCCTTCACTGGTGGATGCTACAGTGTCCAATACTCACAAAATACGGTCACGACTTTCCCTCATTCATACCCAAGCAGTGTGAGTGCTAGTGCAGCTAATCACACCAACACAGCTTTCCAATTTATGTATTTAGTAGTTTAACATGACACAAACAAATAATTTTTATGACGTTGACGGCAACCTAATCAAATCAGAGCCAGTTGACCCTAAAGAAATACAAGCGGCTGACAATGCAGCCTCTCGCGCCTACCTGACAGAGACAGATTGGTATGTAGTTCGTCATGCTGAAACAGGAAAAGCGATACCCACTGAAATATTGACGGCAAGAGCAGCTGCCCGATTAAAAGTAGTAGAAAATGAAGTTTGACTAATGCTTGATTCATTAAAGACTTTTCACAATAAGATCAAGCCGTTATATTAAGAAAAACAAAATACTAATTTATGCCTAGAAAGACAAATGAGCAATTAAAACAAGAGTTTGAAGTTTTACAAAAGAATTATCGGGAAGCTGTAGAAGTACAAAAGAATTGTCAAAATAGAGCTATTGCCATCAATGCAATTTTAGCTGATAGAGCAGAGGAGGAAGCCGAAAAAAAGCAACAGTCACAGGAATATTAATTAGAACATGTCCTGTTTGTAATAAATCTTTTAAGACAATGGAGCAAAGACGCATATATTGTAGTAATGCCTGCAAGACAAGATCATGCAGAGCAAGGGCATTTAATTAGTTTTATCGTGCATCTGCCTTGTCATAAGGCTCATAGTGACATATAAAGGCGATAAACCTATAATTAAAAGTAATATAGCTATGCTCATCACTGACATGGCTCTTATCACAGCAAGTTTTATCATGTTTCAAAAGATAATAAACGCTTTAAGCATCCTTTCTTTCATTATGGTCTCATCTGTTATTGGAGGCAGCTACTTTACTTACAAATATGTAACATCTGAGCAATTTAAAGCAAAGATGATTAATCAGGTTATGGGTAATGTAAAAGGTTTGCTACCTAATGTGATGAATAACGCATTACCAAAGACAACAGGACCATCTATGGCTATTCCTAAGATGAAGCTATGAACTGTTGGCATTGCAAAACTGAGTTGATTTGGGGAGGAGATCAAAGTATTAGTGAAGATTGTCTACCACATTTGCAAGAGGAGTATTCAATGATGACTAATTTATCCTGTCCAAAATGTCATTCTGAGGTAGAGGTTTTAATGCCTAAGTATGCCTACGATTGATATACATAGGATTCATATAAATGAAATAAACATTCCAAAAATACCTGTATGGGAACTTTACGTTCCAACATTAGATATTATTTACAAACCAAAAGTAGATATACCAGGTTGTGTAAGAGTACATAGAAATAATTTACCTAGCCTGATTGATAATGATAAAGATGAATATGGAACGTATAGCGAATGTGGTAATTTTATTATTCCTGCATTTGAACCATTGGAGTATAATCCGAGTGAATTTATTTATACAAAAGCTAAAACACCTGATAATAAAGAAGAAACTGTAGATACAACAGATCAGTCAGGACAATATATACCACCGAAAGATAAAAAGATTGAATTTGTAGAATGTCCTGGAAAACGTGATCAAAAAATTGGAGACTACCGTAACGAAAAAAGAATTTCTCGCGTTTACGGTCATTTAAGAAGCGAAGATGGTACAGAGTGTATAACGCTTTATGAAGACGTCACCTTTATCGACTCTGTACTTCCAAGTCCTAGTGCTGCTCTTAATGTTGTTACTATTTCTCTCATTGCTGCCAGTTCTTCATTACTTATACCAGCAATAAAATCATTGAGTAAGACTGTTTTTAAAAAGATTCTTGCCAAATTTAATAAGAAGAAAGAAAAGTAATATTGTTACGGATTGAAAACTTACTGACAGTGATGTCATTACCATGCTATATTCATAGGACACTCAATTATTATTCTTATGAGACACAAATTTGAAACCAGAACAGAGTACACTCTTGATGACAAAGATCGTTTGTATTTTAGATACAACTCTTATGACGATACTATTGATTTAACTTTTTGTGATGACCATGACAGTGTTTCTCAATATTCTATGTCGTCTTATAAATTCCTTAAGTCACTAAGTAGTTCTATTGAAATGTGGGATGACAGCCAACTAGAAATAATGAAAAAAACTAGTTCAATTTTATTCTCTCGTATTAAGTCTATTGAAGATGATATTAATGATGTCAAAACTGAGGAAGCTGCATGACATCACAAGTAACACAAGCCTTATCAGCACTTTATGAAAGTGTTGATTATTGTCTTGAATTAATTACACCAGAGCAAGCTCAATTCTATTTAGAAAAGAACTTTGATAATAACCGCAAGATTAGTAGAAATAATCTTGAAGAATTAAAAAAAGAAATGAAAAACAATCGTTTCATTTTATCTGACTCTGCCATTTGTTTTGATACAGATGGCTTGTTAGTCAATGGTCAACATAGATTACTTGCTGTTGTTCAGACAGGATTAACACAACCTTTTCTTGTTGTAAAAAACATGCCTAGTAAGTCCAAACAAATAATGGATGTAGGCAAATCAAGGAATATGTCTGATCGTATTACTGTAAGTGGTACAAAAATTAGCAGGAAAGACTGTGCCACAATAAGACATGCTATGGCTTCTTTAGGTAGCACGATTGGTACAGAACAGTATGCTAGACCCTGCCATGATGCTATTGTTGCAGAAACTTATTTAAAACATAATCAGTTCCTTTACCTTATGAATAAGGTTTGTCCTGCAAACACTACCAGAGTCAGATCATTTTTTCTTGCAGCATCATTAAAGATTTATGCTGAGATGATGTACAACAATAAAATTAGCAGAGGTAAAAAATACAACCATGAAATGTCTCCTAAAGAAAGAGCATTACATTGGTTAAATATAGTAACCACTGGTATGGCAAGTTCTATTGATGGTATTGATAGAGATATCAAACCGTGCGATAGAGCAGCACAGATTATTTTTAACAAATCATGTGATTCTGGTTTAAAAAGATCTTATTGGTCTAGTGCAGATGCTTTTGCTCTTACTGTTAGGGCAGCACATCATTTTATGATTGGTATGGACACTCAATATATAAGGATGCCAAAAGAAGATCCATTTAAAGAATTTGTTGAACTTCCATCAACAAATCAAATTCTTACAATGACACCTGCTATGGCATCAAAATGATACTATACTACAATAAAGAGTTTTTAAAACAATGAATGAAAACCTGCATCGTTTATCAATTCAAATTACAAAAAAACAATATGCTTTATTAAAGCAACATTCTGGACCAGGTACATCTATTTCTTCTATTATCAGACAATCTTTAGATGAACACTTTGAAGATGCTGAACAAATACTTGGAGAACAAGCTATTGAATCAGCAAAATACGAAGAGTTTGAAAAGTATATGATTAATAGAGAAAAAGCAGGTTTGGTTACAAATAGCCCTGATGCAAGTTGTTTGCTGTAATTATTGATATAATAAAAGTGGTTTCTCTGGTATGGAACTGTTAGAAAAATAGGTAGGCTGACGGAAAGGGCTTACCTATTTTTTTTGTATAATTTTATAGGGCAAGAATAATTTGGTCTGTTGACTTGCCCAACTATGATGTTAGAATGATATATAAGCACTCCAACCTGCAAGCCCCTACTCGAAAGGGTAGTTTAACGTGAGCCCAGGACGGGTGCTTTTAAGCATCACTTACCTGTAAACCTCCATGCCGTTGTATGGGTAGCGAGTTCAGGGCTGATGCTTTTAAATAAGCATTACATTCTTGCCAGCCCCCACCTGAAAGGGTGGACGTGTAGCCCAAGACCGATGCTTATTTTTTTGTCTTTAATTCGTGCGTATGTGGTATAACTTGTCCTTTCTTTGCTCTAACTACAACATCTTTACATAAATCTGCATAAGGACTATCAGTTTTAAAAGATATACCAGCAATCATTAACTCTCCACAATTCTTCAAACGTGCCAATTCATAATTTAATCTGGCCTTAGACAACTCCATTCTCTGCAACTGTATCTGTGTATTGGCAGCACCTAGACAGGCATCTTGAAATCTATTGTCCAACGGGATATTAAACGTAAGAGCAACACCAAAGTTTAATCCTAGAGAGTCCTTATTACCACTATAGTTTTCCTGATAGTAAAGTATATTACCTGGGTTATCTAATACGTTATCGTCATTAGCATCTGTATTGTCATATACGGGAGTCATATAAATATAATCTTGTGGTCTTTTTTGATTAAAAGTGGTTGTAGCAAAAGGACTGATACTCATTTGTGGGCCAGAACATTTTATGCCATTACCATAAAAATTTTCTACCATTGGACCCCCAAGCACCTGAGTGGCAAAGTTTGATACGGACCCTGACGCAGATGCACTGGGAGCACTAGTGTTTGAGACATTAGCTAGTACAGGGTTACCTAGCAGACTTATTGCGAGAATATAGTTGTGGTATCTGTTACGCTTGTGCTTTCTATAGTTCTGGTTATATCGGTGACGGATTCCAACGAGGGTCCTTGATATACTTCTGTAAATTGAAAGGCATCCCCCTGATTTGTTTGAGTCCAATTTGGTCTTTGCTCTAGATTTAATCCCTGCCATGTATAAGTCGTACCGTTTATAGACTCATCAACTGATGTGACAGGAGGTGACATAGACGATCCATCATGCTGAACTCCTGATCCCGTAACTGAATAGGTAAATCCAGAATTATATTCTGTTGTTCGTATAAATTCTGTAATAATTGTGGAAGTTTCTGTTCGACTTGTAGAACTTCCCTGTGTGAAATTTGGAATAACTGGAACAGCGTAGCAAGGAACAGAAAAAATAAAGCCAAAAAGGAAAAGCCTCCTCATTCAATTTTTAGATCAACAACAAATTGTCCTGTCAGTACGATGCCTGTTCCTGTACCTGGTGTAAGAGTCAATGTATGATTATCAATTGCTACGGCTGCTGATCCTACACTTCCAGCACTTGTAGACGTTAAGTCACTGAAGTTTGGAACGGTTCCTACTGTTACGGCACTACCTGGTGTAGCATCTCCTTCTATATAGGACTGTGTAAAACTAAAAGCTTCTCCTGCGGTAGATTGTGTAGCAGAGGGGAAAGTTACAGATGGAACTCCATTAGTTGTAGATCCAAAACCACCCACTGTAGCTGCTGAATTTGAATCTACTGTGGTAACGTTATTACCGCTAATACTATATGAAGAGCCAATTTTATCAGCTGTGCTTGCTGCCGAGAGCGATTCAAACTTTACGCTTGAAGAAATACTATGCGTGATGTCGGCCAGCACTGCTGTTGGACTACTGACAATAAATAAAAATGGAATTAGTTTTTTCATGGTTTTGTTTTTGTAGGATCAACTTTTAATACTTCTGGTTTGCTTGCTATTATCTCAAGCGGTTGTTTTATAATAAGTGTTTGATAGCCACCAGTATTGTTAGTATTAAGACCATTTTCACCTTCTTTCTTTTTCTTTTTAGCTCCCTGTGCTGCATTAACACTTATACCAAGCCCACCTAAAATATTTCCCAATAAACCAGCAGCAAATGTACTATCTACTCTAGGCTGATCTGGAATATCCAGACCAAATAATTTATTAGGTAGCTTTACATATCCAAGAGACAGAACTAATAAACACCAAGTTAATATAAATCCTTGTGCAACTGTAGAAACTAAAAAAGTAATTTTTTCTTGATAATCAGGCTTTTCATCATCTAATTGTTTTGTTTTTTGTTCTGTATTTATACTCTTGTCTGCCATAGTTTACTTTTATTAGCAATAATAATCATAATTATACTTTAAGGCAATGTCACAGATCTATCCTGTATTAATCGGAGTCGCTGCAACGGCTTTCGTTATGGTTTTGTCTAATGTTAGTAATAGAAGAGACAGAGATATTATTGAATTATTTCGTAGAGTAAATCA